ATAAAACTTAAAGTTACAGGATTAACAGATACAACTTTTAAAGAATCTTTTCTATCTAAAACTATAATTGGTGATTCTGATAATACTCCAGCATCAGCTTCATCTAGAGTTAAATTAAAACCTTTCTTTTTTAAATTATCAAAATATTTTTTTTGAAGTTCTTTATTAAAACCAATTGTAATTTTAAAATCTTTATATGCTTTAGCTTCTTTTCCTGTACTTATCAATTTATCATATTCTTTTTGAAATCTTTTTTCAGAACCAAAAATTCGTTGTTTTGCCTGTGCTTTTGCTAATGATTGAGAAAAAGTTCCATCTTTCCTCATTAGTTCAACAAAAGTATCAATTCTTTGCTTCTGGGAAGGAGCTATAAGATCTTTTGTAACAACCATCTTCATATTAAAAGTTTTACCGAAAAACATACTTCTTTGCATATAACCTATAGAATCTTTTTTCTTATATGTTGCATATGCATGACCACTATGTTCTTCATTAGGTCTAGTAGAAACTCGATTTAAAATTGTACCTTTTCTAATAATAAGATTATCCGATCCAATTTCAGGTTGTTTTCTAACTCCCCATTTCATACCCTTAACACCAGTATGTTCTAATTCGCTATCATTCATATTTATTCGAATGCTCCTTTATTTAATTTATAAGCCACATAAGCATCCATTAGTGCAGACACAGGATCTATTTTCTGTTCATAACGTTTCTTAAGAAGTTTTCTATTACCATTAGTATCTTCTAATGTAATAGAATTTCCCATTGCAAATGACATTAACTCTTGATCAAATATGAGCATTCTTTCTTCTGATAAAGTTTTTATTTCACCTAATGGAACTGATTCGGTCTTTGCACCTTGCATAACTTTTTCAATAGCATATGGACCGTTTTCCTTTTCCCATCGTTCAATAAATTCTCTAGCATTATATGGATCATACCCAACCGATCGAATATCATATGATGAATCAGTTATAAAATCATCAAGATCCTCATAGATTTCCATCATGTCAAGGACCGTGCATTCAATAACTTGAAGACTTGTCTCATCAATAAATTGATCATATTTTGCCCGCATAGCGCCAGGCAACTTCTTTAAAGTTAATGATGAAATATAACATCGAGTTTTTACTCCAAAAGATCCATTTGACAAAGGAAATAAGAAAGTAAATGCACAAAAATCATCACCTTGAGAAAGGTCAAGGCCTAATGAACATGGTTGAGACCAGAAATCTCTACGTCTATGAGGAATTGTCTCTTCATAAGTAAAGAAATATGTATATCCTTCCATTGGTATACCAAATCTCTTAGCGAGAATATCATTTCGAGTTGAAGGAATCTTTTCAGCTCTTTCAACATCTAATTGATATGTCTCATATGTTACAGTTCGTCCAAGATTTGGATTAGCTTTTAACCACATTCTAGGATCATTTACTTCTTGAACATCATCTAATTTATAGTAAAAAATTGATACATGAGGGTTAATATATTCGCCTTTTAGAATATCCATTAACTCCATTTTAATTGTATCACCACTACTATTTCTTACAGTTCCTTCAGAACTCATAGCTACAATTAAATAATCATCTAGTTTTGAAGCGCCTTGTTCAATTGCTCCAACAACATCCTCACGAATATCACCAGATAACCATTCATCAATTGTTGCTATTTTTGGTCTTAGACCTTGCAATTTATCAATCGCCATTGGTCTAACTTCTATAATAGAACCAGTTAGAAAATTTTCAATTCCTTTTTTAGTAGATGCTAATTTAACACGATTTGCTCTAGATCCAGTTGTATTTTGAAGAGATCCTTCTGTTAGAAATTTAAATAATGGACCTCTTGCTCTTGTGATGGCAGTGCGAATTGGAGATAAGACCTCTTCGGCCTGTTTCATTGTCGGGGCCGTTGTAATTTGGTGAGTTGTAGATGTGTCGACATTTAAAAAATAATTTTGAATACAGGAAGCATACATTGATTTTGCTGCGCCACGGGCCACAATAAGATATTGCTTATTAATAAGACGTTTTTTAATCATCTTACGAACATATCTTCCACCATGATTATCTTTAGTTGGTTCATATACNGATCTTTCAATAAAATAATACCAACCAAAGATTTCTTCTGCCCANAATTTAAANGTATCTAATAATTCTANATNNTCACCATCAGTNAATGTTAATTCATTTTCNCAGTATCTNATAAAACCTTCAACTGCCTCTTCATCATAATAAACTCCTGGATTAGCAATTAACTGATCAATCCTATTCATTTCTAATGAAATTTCTCTGCAAACAGGAATTTCTCCTTTAATCACTTTATCGCGAAATATAGAATAATATTTAGGAGTTGCCTTATTTGAAAGGGACATTTTTATCTCTTAAGAAAAAGCTTTTTTTGCTATTGCAATTGTGCCTATTAAAATTAATGCGGCAGCAACTCGTTGTTTAGTAGTTCCACTTGATTTTGAATCGATTTCAGTCATTCTTTTTTTCCAATTATTAGGAAGTCTTTTTCCTTCTTCTATACCTAATCTTTCATATGCTCGTTCTTTTTCTAAATATTTTTTAGCTCGTTCTGTCTTTCTTTGATCTAGAGTTTTTTGATGCGTTGAACGAACGCTAGGATTTTTTTCTAATAATTCTAACTTAGTAATCGGTTTTCCTCTAACTGTAGTTTTAGTAAGTGTTGATTTTCCTCTTACAGTTGTTACTAATTTATCTTGTCGTTGTCCCCATTTCATTCCTAAAACTCCACTATGTTCTATTCCTTTATTTTCCATTATATCTCCTTAAATAGTGTAGTCGCCTTTTGCTACTTCCTTAGCAAGTTTATCAAGTTTTGCTTTTTTAATAGTTTCATAAGCTTTTTGTCCAACTTTAGCTAAAGCAGTGACTGTTACAGCAAATGCTGCAACTTTTCCAAGCCCATCCATAATAGATACTACTTTTTTAGAACCAGAAGAAATTTTATCTGGTTTTGCTTTTCGCATTCTTTCTTCTAAATTAGCTCGTTTTAAAAAAGTTTCCATTTCCTTATTAGACATCGAACTTAATTTCTTTTTGCCTAAGACTTTGGCTTCTTTATGCTCGGAACTAGTATAGGATCGTTTTCGATGTCCCCATTTCATACCCATAACACCACTATGATTAATATAATTCATTTATTATTCTCCTTATATTTTTAATAAATCTGTTACAGGAGTTAGATCACGAATTTTAGCATTTACTACTGTAGTAGGAACATGCCCGCCATATTTATTTAGAATTGAATCGGCGTGTTTTCCTGCGGCAAATGAAATAGTTTTTCCACCAGCATTAACAATAGAAGGCCCGAAAAAATAAAGTCCTATAATACTTAATGCTACAATTTTTTGTACTTTTGCTTTTTTTTTGTTATCTTCATAAGTTTTTAATTTTCTTTTCATTGCTGGAGAAGACATAAATTTTTCTAGTTTTTTAGGAGACATATCAAAAACATTTTCTTTAACTCGAATCTTCTTTTTTGTTATTCCATCATATAGCAGTTTTGTTTTTCTATCAAGATCACTAGATTCATTTTGTCTCTTTCGACGTCCCCATTTCATACCCATAACACCACTCATATTTATTCCTCCTCAGGAATCTCTTCTTCTATGGGTTCTTCAGTTTGAACAATTAAACGAAATTCTAGTTCTTTAATTTGTTCATTGATAGCTGTTGTAACAAAGGAATTTGCTGGTGGATCAAAAACAAGTCTTGTTTTTAGAATTGTATAAATTTTAGCACCTTCAACATTAGTTGAATTTGTTAAAAAATCACTCCATTCTTCTTCTGATCCAGTAACAGAAAAACCCTCTTCAGGTCCTACACCTAACTGAGTTAATGCCATAAATGCAGAATTAATTCCTACTAAAATATCATTATCAAAACCAGAAAAATCTTCTTCAACACCCAATGACTTTTTAACACTCGCTAAAATACTATCTATCATGGAGAAGTCTCCTCAACAAATCTTGATAACAAATATCCTGTATACTTTGGAAATTCTAACATTGTTACTTTAAGCCACTCATCATTAAGATTTGTATTTCTTGTAACTAAAAGAGTTCCTTTAGTTAATTTCTTAATGACAACTGATTCTGGTTCTCTAGAAGGTGTATCTCTTAAGTTTACATCCCTTGCTACCATTAAATAAAAATAATCTTTATTTTCAACAGGTTCTTCTTCATATATTTTTACTATTTGTTCTACTGGTTCTCGTGAAAAACGTTTTCTTTTAACCATTTTATCTCCTTTATTTCCAAGGAACGGTATCATTTGGAACACGAATTATTGGTTTTTTATTTAATAACTTCTCATCACTAAAATGAATTGCCAAATGTGTTTTTGGATCAGTACAAATTAAATATTCAGGATCATATACATACTTAGATTTTTTCTCAATATCAAAAGCATTGATTGAATTCATATGATGTACAACAATTTGAAAATTTAGTGGATATTCATCTATGCCTAAATCACAACCATTGTCTCTAATGATGACTTCATTCCGCGCATCTCTCCACAAACGAGATTTATATAAAATTTGATTTATATATCTATCAAAACCAAAAGTTTCTGCTCCAACATTTCCTTCTAATTTCAAATACTGATACCGTTCCTCAAATGTTTTTAATATCTTTAACTCACTATATGATCTAATCTTCATCAGGATCAGCATCTCCCTCTTCTTTAGGTTTGTAC